TGGACACGACGATTGCCACAATCACATCGAGTCGAGATGCCATCCCAACCAGTACAGTTGACATCCTCATCATAGTCATTACAATTCATGCCCTCAAATTCATCGACCTCAGTTCCATGAGCAGCAGCGATAGCCTCTTGTTCTGTTGCGTAAAATGTCATATGTTATCCTTTCACTGAATAATAGAATGGAGCACCAATGCCTCGATCGCTCATCATCTTCTTGGCAATCTTCTCAGCTGCTTCTTTGGTCGATGCCTCAGCAACCTTACGTTCAGATGAGTAACCACGAGTGCAACCACCATAAGCAGCAAAGAATTGCATCTCCATCACTTCATACGCCTTAGCAACCATCTCGCTTGGTTTGATCACTTCGCAATAGTACTCTTTGGCACCGGGGATGTCGGGGAAGTCTTGTGATTTGTCCATGATTATTTCTCCTTACTCACAACGCTCATTGATGAATGTACCAAAGATTGGACCAGTGTGCTCGATTTTCTTACATACAGCAGCTACATTGACACGTTCCACACATTGGGTGGTCTTTGTACTATAGTTGTATTGTGTTCGTGTGCACACTAACTTTTGACCAGAATACGTATCCAACACGACATCATTGCCAAAACCTTGATCGATAGCACATGTGATGAGAAGTATTGGCATTGCAATGAAGCAACCTACAATCAGGTGAGGGATGAAGTCGAGAGGATTACGCATTTTGTTGATCATCTATTGTGTTGTGTTGGATCAATTATACAACATGGATGAGACTTGTACATATGAGACAATAGTACTACAACCGAAACGGTAGACTATTACACGTTGAGGACTTCACGTTCCTCTGGACTAAGCTTAGACAATGCTTGTTCACGTAAACGACGACGACGATTTCGTTCATCTTCAACAGCAACCTTATAGTCCACTGCTTGATTGAGGTCCTCAAGTTCATCATCCGCTTGTTTGGACCATGTTGGTGACACATAGAAAAGTTCACTAGTGTCATCTCGATCCACAAGCAAGAATCGATCTGTCTCAGCCACATCCAATTCAAAATTGTACTTGACAGCACGTCGCAGTGATCCCATTAATCGATCAACATACGAGGCCTCTGCTTGTGCCAATTCTTGTGCACGATCAAATGCTTCACGAGCTTCACGTTGTGCTTTAGTTTCACGAGCCATTTTCTGTGTCCTTATTCATACATGCCTCAACATCAGTGAGGATGCGATTGAGTTCATCGATATTCATTGTCAACATGTGCTTGATCACTTCGTAACCAACTTCTCCACTGTTCACAAAACTAGCCAAGAGCATCTCTTTGCCTTTGATCGTATTGCGCAGATTCTCTGCAACAGTCTTAAGTTCCATATGTCCCCCATGATGGCATTGTTGATTGTGCATCGATTGCACGAAGTTGAGTTTGAAGTTCTTGGACTTCATCACCAAATTTTGGATTCGATTTCCAATCAGAACATGTCCAGTTCCAATATTGAGCAGCCAATGATGGCTCATCCATTTTGTACAAACGTTCCATAACGAATGCACATTCACTGTTTACTACAGCACGTGTAGGTTTAACGATTTGGGCTTTCATAGCCTCAACGAGTTTAGCAATCTGAGTCATATAATTTCCTTACTATTTTTGATTTGTTAGGACAATTATACCACAATTGCGGAGAATGTACATGTAGGAAGATAGTTCTACTACCGTTTTAGTAGACTATTAAGGACTTCTTTATCGATCTCTTTGGCCAATGCATCCGCATGTGCTTGAATGATCTTCTTCACATCCACAGGTGGGGTGAGATGACGAATGCCTTTGTTCAACAGTTTGAGTGCTGCAATTTGCCGTTGCTTGGCACCTTCATATGCTGGACCAAAATCAATCTGTGGATCAGCAACGAGTTCGCGAAGAGACTCACGTATTTGTCTCAGTTCATCAAGCGTCAGTGGCATCAGTGATCTCCTCAATCTTCTTACCATGTGTGGCTAAAAACAAAATCCATTTTGCTGCCATTTCCATTTGATCCTCGAGTTCCTTCACACGTTTCTCGAGTTTAGCAGTTCTCTCTTCTTGTGCTTTGATACGCTCCTCTTGAGCCACATCCCACATAAAATTCCATGCGCTCATGAAAACACCATCATCATTAACAAAAAACATATGACGAGCAATACTATCGAATCAGCCACATCCTCACCTGTGGACTGATTCTTCGTGCTCTTCAAATACTCATACCACTTCATGTACTTCCTCTGACTTCAACACATACATCGTGCACAATGGATCATACTCATTGATCAAATGCATTGCGCTCTTTGCAGTGCCAACGATCATCTTCACAAATGGATTCTCGATCAATGGCACATTGTAATCGTGCTCATCGATATGCGATTCATCTAACATCCACACTTTGTATGTCTTAAGCATTTGCCATTCTTTCAAAAGTTTTGACCATCTCAGGAGTGATGAGGTGGCCACGTTTAGATTCCATCGATTGAGCATACATCTCAGCAACTGCTTTGATGTGGAATGTCATGATACGACCAGATGCGAAGATGACTGTGTACATTAAGCTTTGACTCCTACCACAAATTGACCGCAACAGTTATAGACTTCGATACCTTTAACGCCGTTCTGTTCATACGCTGTGAAATAATCACCGCCTGTGCCAACCAACCAGACACCTTGAATGCCAAGATTGTTGTCGAATGTACGATCAGCTTCGAGAACTGGTGTGAATGCTGTCTCGCCTGTTGCTTCACACATATCTGACATGCCATCAAACTTCGACTTGACACGAATGACCAAGTTTGCGCGATTCTTTTTAACGAATGATTTGAAGGTTGCTTTAGTGATTTTAGCCATGATATGTTCCTTTGTTTGTGTGTTGGATCAATTATACTGCAGTTTGCATGTTTTGTACATAGTAGTCTACTAAAATGTAGGACTATTACATACCTCGTCCACCGCCCTCGCTTGTGGCATACTCAAACAAATCGAATGCATCTTTGTAGACAAAAGTTTTACGTACTGGTTCTGCGAATCGATCAGCACCACGTTCATTACGTTGAGCAACTGCATCCTTTTTTGTCTTAGCCACGATTGAGTATGCATCTGCATCATCAAGACATTCTGCGTACCACCAAGTCAATGTTGCCATTTTAGTTCCTTTATTCGTTCGATGGATTTATTATACCATACTGCATGCAATTGTACATAGTAGTCTACCATTTTGTAGGACTATTAGTTCTTGTACAATGTCACTGATTGTGGATACACAACGCCTGTCTTACATGGAAGCATCACATTGCCGCCATCAACTTTGTAGATGATGTAAGTAAAATGCTTGTCAACGTATGACTTACCGCTACGCTCTTTGTAACCTTCTGACTCATAACCAACAAACTCACCCACAACCTTCTCATTTTTGAAAGTCTTTGGTGTTTGATCAGTCCAACTATATGATACAAAGTAAGCACTAATGCATGTGACAGTAGCGATGAAGAACCATTGGAAAAACAGTTCTGACTCATTCATCAATACGATGAGAGTGATGAAGCAGCAAAGGCCGAAGATAATGCCAAAGCCTGTGTGATCAACAGGAATATCAGCGAGTGGTTGGAATGAGTACATTGTATTGTCCTTTTGTTCGTTCGATGGATCTATTATACAACATTGCATGCAATTGTACATGCTTTTTGCGAAAAAAACCCAAGTGTATCTTTTTTGACACACTTGGGTTTTGAATACTTTTGTTTCTGATTTATTCGAATGCGTTAGATGGACGCTTTGAACAGAACTCACATGTTGGATCACTGCATCGTGGTTCGATCCATTCACCATTTGTTGGATCAAAATAAGTATCATATTTTGGATGATACACAGTCATCAACGATTCGATCTTTGTTGCTGCTTCTTCTAACAAATCTGCGATGCGATCAGGTTTGCCTTCTTGTACCGATTTGCGTGTAGTGATTTGTCTACGAATCTCAGCACGCTTACGTAAACGTTCAACTAGATTTTCATGTAGTTGTAGTGTCATCTTTTGCTTTCGAAAAATGTAACATGAACAGCACGCATAACAAATATGTCCACATTGACCATCCACGTTCTGCTACCAACCATGTGGTGCCAATAATCAACGTTAGATTATATGCCATGATCATTAAGAATTTCATTTGTAATCATTCCCAAATACTTTGTGTCGAACAACTTCACTACGTCCATCCTCTCGTGCAGCTATCGTATCCATATCAAACTGTGATGGATAGTGACGAAGCAATCTACGTGCCTCTTCTCTCACTGACTTTGGTACACGTGGTGTCACCTTTGGATTCACCAAGTTAAGCAAGAATTTCTCTGTGTATATCACAGCATTCTTGCGTTCGATTGGCACTGTCACTTCTCTAATTCCTTTTGCAAACGTTGAATCAGTAATGATTGCTCATTGATTCGTGTCTTCATTGTGTGCAGAGTCTCTTGTTCTTTCTTCCACTTTTGGTAGTCATCATAACGACGTTGTAGATTAGGCAGATCTCGCAACACAGTTTTGTATTGTGTCAACTCTTTGCGTGCTTTATCACGTTGGTCTTTGATCTTGTTCATCTTCTTTGTTAGACGACCAATTGCAACCTCATGTGATGATGGCTTCAGTGATTGTGAAGATGAATCTGTTGCTGTCATTGGCCAACATACGTGTGCTGAATCGCCTGAGTTGCTATAATTATAACCACATCGCGCGCACTTCATTGTCATATTCATATTCATCATAAGTTGGTCTCCACAATTTGAAAGATTTTCCAGTCTTTATCAGGGCGTTTCATTGTCACATAATTCTTGAAGTCTTGTGCTTCTAATACTGTACCAAAATGCACTTCATTGAAGTATGCATAACAACCAATCGCCTCGGTGTCTTCCCAATAATGAGCCACTACATAATTGGCTTTCTGTTGCTTACTCATATCAAACCCCAAATAACTGCTAGAGCAAAATTAAAAATAGATGCAAACATTGCCATCGCAATCAAACCAAGTGGCAACTTGAATGCCCATGGCATGAGCTTAGCGTTGTGATCCCAAATGAAATTACCAATATGCACACCCACATATGTCACCAAAATGAGAGTGAGCATGATCTTTGTTGATAAGATGATGTACATTATGCAAACTTTTCAGTGATGTCAGCGATATCGATTACATTGATTGTGAGTGACTCAGTCTCTTGATCTTTCAATGATTTGTAGATGCCGTATGTGTATCCACTCATGCCTTGTACACCTTTATAAAGAGTGTACATCGATCCGCTTTCATTCAATACTGTGTAACACATATCTGATTCAGTGATCTTAGTGATGCCGCTTGACAATCTCCACGAATCTGAACCTGCATAACCGCCATACCATGAACCAAGAACTTTATATGCTTCGCCTTCAATCCCTTTGATACGTACGATTTGCCATTTATCTGGTGCGTATTCTCTACTCATCTGTAACTTTCAATTTGAAACATGTTTTATCTTTGAATTTGCGATATGCCAATTGCATAAATGATGGTTTTGGTTCAACATAATCATCTGACTTCATCTTCGCATACTTATAGTCTTCATACTTTTTGTGTGTATGTAACAATGCTGCAGCAACTAATCCACATGCCACCATACCTAAGATGATAACAGTCATGAATGCACCTAATGCCATTTTAGTGAATTCATACATCAAACCCGTGTAAAGCCAATATATGAAGTCACCAACGCAATAACCACCAAACAGTGCGAGTGAACATACTAATAGAAACAGTGATGCACCGCGAATGACACGACGTGTGTAAGTACAAATGTCAGTCTCTTTAGTACCGTAATACTGATCAGCAGCACCAAAGTTTTGCAGTTTGAAATGCCAAGAATCTCGTTTAATTGTATGTGTCATCATGTTGATTTCATTTTCTTAATATCTTTGTGCTTGACAATGATTATGTCGTACACTTTGTCTTTGAATTTGATTGGAAGATCCAAATGAATCGTGATGCGTGGACCTTCATCATGATTGATGAGTGTATCATTGCCAACAGTACCACAGAATGGGATCTTGTTCCATTTGCCTGTTACACGATCACCAATGTCGTATGTTGATTTATAACCGATTCGATTGAAATAATCTGTGAACACACCCATTATATTATCTCGTGAAGATGATCCACCACAATGCGATGAGTGCAATCATTGCCAATTGTAACAGAAACGGTGCGAATACAATCCACCATGATACAGTGATCCATTCAGCCAATTTAGCGACGATCAATAGAATTGTCAATAGTGATAGTGGACTCATTGTAATTTTCGTGTCTCAGCACGCTCCAAAAATTCTGCGATTTCCTGTGAACCTTCTTCAGTCAATGGGATTGCCTCATCGAATGCCTCACCGCTTGAAAACTTTCGATGGATCTCAGCGATCAACTCATCGAGTTCCTCTTGTGTGCCGTCGAATCCATCGAAACAACCTGGCGCAAACACAATCTCATAATCTTTTTTATCTGTACTCATACACTAATTCCTGACCATTGTTTTAGTTTAGCACGTTTACGTAGTGATGCTTCCATCACAGCGACTTGATCGATCATACCTTTTTCGATCATCAATTCAATCATACACGCTAGATCTCCAACTTCCTCTTCGAGGTGTGCCTGATTGCTTACATTATTATGCTCAGTCAATAGACCAAATCGTCTAACCTTACTGAGTGCTTGAATGACCTCTGCACATTCTTCTTGTGCAATGTCCATAATTTCGTTTTGTTCATCTGTCATAGATTAATTATATCTCGTTTATTCTTCGTTGTACATGCTTTTGTGAGCATTACGACCTTGTTTTTCTAGCACTCGTTTTTTCTTTTCTTTGTCGCTGATACACAACCAACATGTGCATTCCCATTTGCCTCTACGATTGGCATTCTTCGTACCACGATCACGATTCTTTCTATCACTCATCAGATGCTTTTGTGTTGCGCCAAATCAATTTCAATTCATCATTGTGATAATATACAGGCGATCCTGAATTATCACGTAAAACCCAAACTTTGCCACGTGGTTCAATGAACTTGATTTCACCCATTGCACCTTTGTGGAAACCTGCTGTTTGTCGTACTTCTACACGATCACCGATTCGAAATGTATGAAGCTCTTCAATTGGTTCATCAAACCATTCTGAGTAGTCATACTCAACTGTGTATTCCCATGGTTTCCACCATTTTGTCATAGTTGCAGTTGATGTAACTGTTCGGACTTGTTGAATGATTTGACCATCTCGTTTGGCAATGCGCCACTGTTTGTATTTCATTCTTCAATTCCAAAATGTTGTTTTATCGATTGAGCGCAATCTCTAGGACCACTAAACGAATCTGGTTCATTATCCCAACGCCATGTGTGATGACGATCTAAACAAATGTCAATACATTTTTTAATGATCAACTGTGCAAACTTTTCAGCAACATGATTTGTATCGATATTGCCAAGATCTTCCATCACATCTAAATGTGCCTTCGCTAAAAGTGATTTGATACGTTCATTCATTCGTCTTCCTCAAAGATTTCACATTCCACATTAGAAGAATAAACAACGTCACATGCTTCATCCATTGTATCACATACCGCAACACATGTGCCATGCCAACGTTCAGGTCCAGTGCCGTCTACATCGCCACCGTACACAACTTCATATACAACAAACTTGCTCATGGTTCTGTCTTTTCTAAGTTAGCATAGAATTCGAGGCGTGCCTTGATTTCCATGTAGAAGTTTTGGTATTTTGCAATACGTGCGATGTCTTTCTCAGTGACACCTTTCAAACGGCGAATGTCAGTGTTATGACGCAAGTCAGCCATCTTGACTTTCATTGCATCAACATTGCCAAACACAGCAGTCTTGTATTCTTCATAAGTTTGACCGCGTTGCTTAGTGAGACACTTCAAACCTTCGATGACTCGTTCAGAGATACCAACATCGCGAAGATCTTGATATGTGACATTAGTGTCTTCGATCACATCATGACCAAGAGCCATGCACATGAGTTCTTCATCATCTGATTTGAGATAGTGCATCACTTTGAGTGGATGCAGAATGTAAGGCTTTCCACCTTTGTCGAATTGACCGTGATGCGCATTCACTGCAATATGGAGCATCTTGTCTAACATTTCGCCGCGTTTCATAACCAATCCTTTTGTCTGTCTATGGTTATATTATACTGCAGTTTTTGCGTGTTGTACATTAAGTCAAAAGTATTACTTTGCCAATGTGCCACTCTTAACTTTGTGGTACCATTCTGTGCGATCTGATGGGAATTTATAGGATTCATTCCAAAGCTTTGTAAACTCATCCAGATTCTTTACATCGAACTCTACACATGTTTCCATATATCCAATGATGCCTTCTGCTGGCATATCAGGCACAAATGCAACATATCGTTCAACAGCTTTATACATTTGCTCAGGCATCAACAGCATCGACAATAAATGGCTGTGACACATTGTTGTTTCGATCTTCATATGACTCGACCTAACACATCATAAATCAACATGTCGAGTTCTTGTTGATAGTCTTCACCGATTCGGCGCTTCTCATAGATTTTGCGAATGATTTCCTTTGTTTCGAATTCATCATCACCTTGATGAGACATAATGTTGCGTGATTTAAGCTCATCAATCAAATCATCATCATCAAATTCTTCGAGTACATCAGTACCAACATAAACGTATGGCATATTCTTTCCTTATAGTACAAAACCATCATCATCTTCATGATCGAGATGCATCATCCAATCATCGGGAACTGATACGTATTCGCCTTTACGACGCTTATCATTATCTAATCCCTTCTTTGTGTTCTCTCTAGACATCGCTGCAGCCTTAGCAACACCTTCTGGCGTTTGTGCATGCTCTAATGCATTCTGTCTATGCTTCTCAATCGTTTCAGGTGACAGCGTACGATATGAGTTCGAACAACTAACAGAGCAAAACTTGCCTCGTTTGCGGTGTGTGGTACCACAATTCGGACATTGTTTTGCTTTGTAAACACCAGCCATTACAGTTTCTCAACGATAACCGCTTTGCTCATATCATCACCAAATGAGATACGATCGTGGAACACCTTAACCATCTTCTTACGATTCAGTGATTCAACAACTAAGAAACTAATCATCAATGACATACGATGACGCATCTCTTCGAAGTTCTGTGCAGCATCCAAACCTTCAGCGCGTGCAAGCATTTCAGCTAACAACATGAAGTCACCGTAATTGGCATGTTCATCGTCATCAGCAACTTCGATTGCTTCTTGCAAATCACTGTTCATCACTGATTGAATAAATTCACCTGGTGTGACGTATGCATTCTTGCGAATAGCACGTACACAATCTTGTACAATAGGCAATATCTCGTTGCTTGTCAAAATCTGATCATAGTTGATGTCGAACGGAAACATCTCACTGTCTTGCATATCATCCATTTTTTACTGCGCCTTGAATTTGATAATGTTGTTCGAGCATCGCTTCAACCACTTCGATTGCTTCGCGTGCTGCCATTGGACCTTTAATTGTGTCGATGATGCAACCACCTTCACGTTCCAAGTTTGGTTGAATAGAAACGATGTTATCAGCATTGACCATGATCATGCTCGTTTGATTATACATCGCTGTGAGTTTGAGAAATGCCATCACTCTTTCCTTAGTTTAATCATGTATCTATTATACCATATTTTTAACCTGCTGTACATGCGTAAAAAAGGGACCTTTCGGTCCCTTACTATAGCATGCTATAGATTAAGCGTCTTGTGCCAATTTAGCAAAGTAGCTGAGAGTGTCATCATCTCCGCCGCTTTCTTCAATTGGTTCTGCACGTGGTGCTGCAACACGACCAACAGATGGTGCACTTGCGTGCTCATCGAGATTGATTGACTCTGCAGTTGTACGTGGAGCTGTACCACCCAACACACGCTCAAGTTTCGCCTTCAATTCATCATAAGACTTGTACTTAGATGGATCAGTGAATTCCTTGAGTGAGTAGCACTTAGCGTAGATCGCTTCGAGTTCAGCTTCATCACCATTCGCAACAGCGGTTACTTTATCGAACTCAGACTTGTCATAGTTACGATAACCTTCAACGTTACGAATCTTCAACTTAAAGTTGGCGCCTTCCCACAAATCGAATGGATTCACAGGTGACTCATCTTGGAATTGAGGTTGCATAACGTCCATCATCTTGTCATAGATTTTCTTGCCGTATTGGAACAAGAATACCTTGCCTTCGTTTTCTGGATGTGCTGGATCAGAGACGATCAACACATTAGAAACGTAGTGAAGACGACGCTTCTGTTTGCGTGCGATATCTTTATCGCTCTCTAAACCTGAGTTCCACAATTTACTGTTGACCTCAGAAACTGGATCGGCTTGACCGATTGAAGTCAATGACTTCTCGATGTACCAACCACCAGGACCTTGGAAGCCATGATCCCA